AGGAGCAAGGAAAACCTCAGTGTTATCCCGCTTGAATGCATCTCTAGCATTGTCTGCAACCTTGGCAGCAGCAGGATACTGTTTACTAAGAGAAGCTATCTGTGTGTCATCAAGCATATTGCGCTGGAATCTACCCAACCCGCGCAAGTTAAGCTGCTCTAAGAATGATGTAGTCCATGCTTGGTCTAGATCTTCAACAGATGGGGTGTGGTCAGGGATGCCCTTGACCTTTTGAAAGTCATCAGCATTATCTATCTGCTTCCATGCAAACTTATCAAGTTCTCGATTCAGAGGGTCTCTTAACTTATCTTCGTTAAGGAACCTAGCTTCCCATGTATCATCAGCACCTTTACGCACCCACTTGCCAATAGACATCTCAGACTTGGCAGGCTGCTGCTTCATGAACTGTTCCCATGTTACGCCTTGTCTTGGAAACGATCTAATAAAATCGGGATTAAACATGCCGGGATGATACTGTTTACCTACAGTGCGGGATCCATCAGTCACTTCATCAATGAACCACTTGCGCTGCATGGATTTATTATGCTGTGACCAGCGTAATCCTAGCGCAATGCCGGGGTCTTCTTGGAAGAACTGATTCTCATAAGGTCTATCAAGAGGGTTAGGTGTACTCCCGCCAAGGTCGGCTTGCCTACCCATGTTGATTTCACTAATGGTTTTATTAGGGTCAACCTTACGAGACATCCTAAACCCAGCCTTGTAGATAGGCTGACCAAACTCATCGATACCTTCTATTAAATCTTTGTCTCGCTCTTCAATAAATTCTCTACCCGGTCGAGTAAGTAACCGAGGGAAGTAACCCTTTCCTTTTATGGGATCATAAGTTAAACCAAAGGCTTGCTCTAGTTCATGCCACTCATTGGTTCGGTCTTCCCATTCCTTTAGTAGCCTCTCCCCATCCTTGCCCAAGTCACGCTGATACTGTAAAGATATTGAGTTACCTGTGCCACGCTCCATAGAGTCACGAAACGCTCTTTGAACATGGGCAGCAGACACACCTAGTGTGCCAGACCTTTCTTTAAAGAACTTATTTAGCTTGGGTAATTCTTCTGCCATCTCTTTCTCCATACGTCTGAGATGGTTCTGGGCTGTACCATACACACCCTTTACTTGCTTACCCTTACCTACTGGAGCATTAAACCAACGAGCTACATCCTTCATGCCAATGCCATCACCAATAGGAAGCTCTTTATCGAACATGGTGTTCTTAGCTGAGGTAAGCTTCTTCGCTACACTACGGGGAGTGCCACGGGATATAGCTTTACCCAATCCTTTTATAGCACTCCCGCCTACATAAGTCAAGGGGTCTGTAGCTACATCACCAGCAAAGCCTAACACACCCTTGAGTATAGGGTTCATCTCATCAGGAAGAAAGTCTTGTGTCCTTACCTCTTCTTCGCCTCCCCAGCCACGCTCTGCACCTTTCCAGAACCCTTCTTCTGGAGTAAGATCTACACCACCGGCAGCTCTAAATAGGTCACCACCTATTGCTGATTCTTTTAAGCCAACCTTCAATGCTTGCGCTGGCTTCTCTAGTGCAGCAAGATAATCCATAACACCACGCTCACCCGTATTAGGAGCTATCCTATCAGAGTGAGTCTTTAGTAATTCAGATTTTAGAATTGATTGCTGTTTGTCTACCGGAAATTGTAGGAAAGCATCTGATACATCTGACTCAAAAGTTTGGCCTTTGAAATCAAATTCAATAGTAGGCATTATTGTTTTAGTCTAGGAGCACTAACCATTTCGCTCTCTGTAAGACCACCAGAAGCAACACTACCACCAGTCTGACCAGATAAAAGATCCCTCGCCTTTTCCCTCATCTCTTCCATCTTTCTATCACCAGTATATCCACCATAGATATCTCTTATTTCTAATGTTCCACCAGCGCCCCACTCTTGGGCTAACGCTAATACCGCCGCCTCAAATTGACCCGGTATCTTAGACATTTCAATAATCTCTTGCAAGCGATAACTCTTAGTACCCATACCAGTTGCTTCTGCTTTTCTAGCATCAGTAATAGCTTTCATGTAATCGGTAGCTGCTTTAGATTCAGCCTTATCAATCTCAAGGGTATAGCCGCTAACCTCTGCTGCCTTCTTCGGGCCAATATGCTTAACCAATCTATTATAAATAGTCTTAGCTGACTTAGGCACCTTGTTATCTTTGAAGACCTCTTCAATAATCTTAGCATCTTCAATTGAGCCTTTAGACTTTGCATCTCCCTTGAGTAATGCAATCGCATTCTCTACATACTTACTCTCCCTTCCCGGATTCTGGAATGATAACAAAATAGAATGAGACATTACTGTCTGCATGTTATCTAAGAAAGAATCACGCTCTTTCTGTCTTCGCTGGACAAGGCCCGGAAGTTGTGACTGAAAGGTATCAGGCACTTGAGCTGGGCCAGTAGGTACACCACCTAACCCTATAGGTAGTTGAGGTTGAGGCTGTTCTTTAGGGGTACCGTCTGGCCAGAGGGAGGAACCCACTAATCCCGCACCACCTAGAACCGCTGCTGTTGCAACTGGACGCCTTCTTGCAATCCCTGCTGGTACAGCTGGACTACCGGGAACGGCTGGTCTAGCTCCTGCTGTTCTTGCGCTAGGAGGATATACTCTTGTTCTCCCTCCCCTCGGACCAACTACAGTTCCTTCTGTTGGGCCAAGCCTACCACCGGGAGGTAGCCTAGTTCCGGGGTCTCCCGGTCTTACTGCTGGTCTCGGTAAAACTTCGGGTCTGCCCCTAGCTCCACCACGCCAGCCAGTGCCAGCGAAAGGTTTTTTACCTAGATTCCATAATGATTGTGCTGCTCTAATAGGCCATGCCATATTATCTACCTCTAAACATTGACGGCAGTGGAGCAAAAGCCCTACTAGCTGGACCTACTGATACTGCCGAATAGTAATCAGGATTGGGCGCTTCAGTACCCTTTACTAAGTCAGATAAAAACATCATCTTTAGCATACGTTTAAGCTTATCATCTTCAGTGATAGCCTCTCCTTCAACCGCAGAAGCTTCTGCTATCTCCTTCTTGAATGGACCAACTGGAGTACGCCCTCTTTCTCCACGACTTAGTGCTGCTGCTTTTTCAGCGTTAAAGCCACCCGGTCTAGCGACTGGGTATTGACTTGGGTCGGCAGCTACAGATCTAGTCGGTATCGCGACCGGCCCCGGCGGTTGAACCTTTTGAGGGGTCAGCTCCTGTTGTCCCGAACCAGCATCTTCTGTCCACTCCCATGCAATTGGTTTATTTCCTACACCGGGAGTATTTTGAGGGATTGGACCTTGATTCAATAAGGATGCCTCTGGTCCCGGCTTCATTCCAAAAGAAGCTGGAGTGATATTACGCACTATATCTTCTACACTTCTTGGTCGAGCAGCTTGTGCTGGTGGCACACCTGACTCACCGGCAAACCCTGTCGATGGTGGCCGACCTTGATACGGACTTGGACCGCCCCAAGGACGCGGAGGAACCCCCGGAGAACCCATCATCCTATCAAGTAGAGGGTCTACAACTCCCTCTTGAACAGCCGAAGCTCCACCCATTAACTTATCTTTCCAATACTTCCCGTAGTCCATATGCCATATTGCATGTGCCATTATTTTCTAGCTCCTGCCATTCCAGCCATCATAGACGACATCATTGGGCCACCAGCCGCCATGCCTAGACCACCAGCAAGGGCTGTAACCCACGGACTCGGACCACCCGGTCCAGTAGCCGTAGTAGTACCACCGTAATCGCCAGAGATCCCAGCAAGGTAGTTCTGAAGCCCAATGGTTGGAAGCTGTGACTCATAAGAGTAACGCTGCATGGACTCATCAATACCAGCCTGTTCCATCGCTCTTTGCTGCCCACCGATTGAACTCATTGCATCATACTGCTGTAGTGGCGCACCCATGATAGATGGATAGCGACCTAATGCACCGAGCCGCCTGTCTTGCGCGCTGCCATATGCATCAAACTGAGCCGTTGCAATCTTATTTGTAATGTCTTCTTGAGCAGCTGATACTGCATTAGCTTGAACAATGTCTCCTCTAGTAGAACCACCGGGGTTATACTGAGTGATCTGTTGTCGTATACCGGGTAGTACACTCCCTGTCAATTGAGACATTGCAGAGGCTCTAACAGCGTCAGCTACAGGATCAAACCTAGATGTATCTACTTCACCAGACATGAGACCAAGAGAAGCTTCCTCTGCAGCCATCTGTTGCGCCTGCGGTCGAGGGCCAGAGAGGTAGCCTAATGCCCCTGTCTGAGCTTCTGTCTGAGGCGCTGAAAATCCAGCCGTAGTTGGGCCTGAATAATAATCAGGAGTCATCGACCCTGATGAGTATAAATCTTCAGCCCTCTTGAAGCCTGTCTCTAAGAAAGGCTTCTGTTCGGCCCAAGGTTCTGTCCTTGTCGTGGTTGATTTGCTTCCTCCAGACATATTCTACTCCTCAAGTATCCTTAATTAATCTAACACCAACTAGTATATCTCGAACACCTTTGCCATCATCATCGTAAATTTCTGTGGTGCGAGCGCCCGGAAAATACGGGTAATAACCAAACTTATCTATATCTTTTTGTGTCCCGCTTTCGGTGTACTCTCCCCTATCCCACGTATAGTGAGGATATTCATAATGATACCCTTTAACATCTGGCATAGGTATACCAGCAGTAGCAGTAGAGCCACTAGCATCAAACGGGTAAGGCATTTGATCAGCTAACGAAAGATAGGGCGACGCCTCACCTAGAGTTCTTGATCCCGCAGCCTTACCATGCCTATCCCAATGCATCCTACCGTAGTCGGCTAGATTGGTTTTCCCATGCTTATCTTTATTAGAGAGAAAATCAGCCATTAAGTCTGGATACTTTCGTACATAGTTTCCAAATATACTACCGCCTCTGAAGTCTACAGGGACATCAGGAACCGGAGGGCGGGTATATGATAGAAGGCCCGGCGTTCCTGATCCGGCGTAATCGGCTGCTGTAATTCCAGCGGCAGCTAAGTAAGGTGGTAGTGCCATTAGTGTAACCTATGTCTGAGTTCTTTTGTATACACGGTATATGCGTCCTTCCATTCTGGTAATAGTTTTTTCCATCCCTTTCTCCCCCATAATTCTATAGCTGTACAACCATGCTTAACAGCAAAACCTTCAATCATTGCCTGAAAGTTTTTTATCTCCTTAAAATCTTCTCCAGCTAGAGATATAATTCGTAGTATTTTCTTTTGAGGGTACTGTATAAATTGCGTAACCATTGCAGCATTGATGTTATCATCGTCTTCATAAGCTACCCATAGTTGCATCTCACCCGTAGATAAGGGTTCAAGGAAGTCTTCTGGCTCTAGCTCTCCCTCAGAGTGCACTGCTGCTTTAGCTAACATAGGCGCAACATCCTCCCAAACGTAAGGAACATCATCAGGATAGAGTAGGTGTGGTTTCAAAGTTGTGTCCAAGTCCCGCTATTATTAAAGAAGTATATACCCTCTCCCGATCCCGGGTCCCAATCGACTCCATCTGCGTACCGAATATCACCCTTCCTTGGTCTAATAGGGGCTACATGCATGCACTCAAGCCTAAAGGTTGCTTGGTTAAAGAATATGCTTCCTATTCTTTTTAATTCAGTAACAAGATAGTTTCCTATATCTGCTACATCTTCTGGAAGTGGTCCCGGCTCGTATCTTGTTTCACTCTTAACAACTCGGTCAATAAACGTAGCCATTAATACTGCCTACTTCCTCTGGTGCCAGCGTTATCTACATCCAAAGCATAACCGTCTAGCTCCCAATCCATGTCACTAGTAGACTCGAACCTCACTGCATAGAACTTCCCCGTTCCTCTGACTGACACCTTCGACTGCGTATCAGGATCAAACAAGACAGGAGACTTCCAATCGTAATCCCCTTCAGTTGACATAGAGGTGCCTAGATAGACGTTGATTGAGTTAGAGCCGTTTATAGACATCTTAGGGTAGATTGCACTAATGCGTTTAACACCCGTATGATCTGGTTGACCTTGAGCATTCAAAGACAATCCAGTTCTTTCAACATAAGATGTCATAAGCACTGTGTTCTTCTTGTTGCCGGACCTATCTCTATAAAGTTTAGTGTTGGTTGGGTCAGCGAAGAGTAAGACCTTATCTTGCAGAGAATAACTCATCGTCCAGGGGCCGGTAATGGTAGCCCAAGAAACAGTAGCACTAGCCCATGTAGATGGAAGAACAGGATCACCTACGTTTCCATAACCCATGTGAGCAACATCAGGTATATCTTTTATAGTGAAGGTGTTTGTTATATAGTTCCATACTACAGCTTTGTTAGGTTCTACGGTCCCTGCGCCATCTGCCGTAAAACAGAATAGTATTTCAGTTCTTCCATAATCTGCAGCAACAAAGCATTTAGAGGTCTGAGCGCCATCAATAGACGTAAATACATAATCTCTTAACCTCTGTGGTAATACAGGCTTTAGTCTTTGCCCATCATTAACATAAAAGTTTCCTTTTCCAAAGATAGCGTGACCACCATCAAACTCCGCTACACAGTTAGTAGACATAGCTCCGATAGTGGGCGACAGCTGTCGGAAAGCAAAGATAAAGGGAGTGCCAACATACGTCATTGAGTATGTAGCATCTTCCTTATAAATCATAAAGGAATCACGAAGCTGCATACCATCCATTATATCGCCTTTGGTATCAGCTAACTCATATTCACCAGCATCTACTGTGCTGGTTGTTTCATTCCAACTTAATGGTGTAGTCTGAGTAGCCGCTTCTGTACTCCACTTTACCACTCTTGGGAAATTAACACCAGCTTGCTTTATATTCAACGCCACTAAGAAAGAGCGAAAGCCTCTCATTGAACGACAGTAGGTTGTTATAAAGACAGCATCACCATCTGAGTGGGTTGCCGCAGTGGTGCCGCCTACCCCTCTACCAATCCCTGTAAACTTAGTAGATGTCTTGCCTGTATAAGATATGTTCTCAGTGCCAACTGTAAACTGACCCGCTGTAGGAAAGTCTAAAGTAGAGTCCACTATAATCTCATCAGGGCTGGGAACCCCAGTTCCTGATATGGCTCCATTCAGCGCAGTAAGGCTGGGCCAGTTATTTAAGTCCTGCATCTTTTGAGATGACAAGACAGTACCGTCAGTTAAGGCCCAGTACTGCGGTTTATCATAAAAGTTGGTCATCACAAGGACGCCGCCTAGTATAGTAGATGTCCAAGTATCGTCCGCTGTAGAAGAATAGTCTCCACCACTGGCTCTAGTTATATCGTACCATATAGTAGATCGAGTAACGGTAGCTCCATCAGAATGAGATGCTGTTACAGTTGCTCCAGTAAATGTTGTAGCTGTTTTACCAGTATAAACAATATCCTCAGCACCTATTGTAATGGTACCGACAGCTTCAAAACCAACCGTACTATCAACAGTAATTGTAGTATCTACACTGGTAATTGCACCATCTAAGGTAGTGGTGGTTCCTGTATTGTCATAGCAATATATTTTACCCAAGCCACCAACAACCCAAAACTCTGGAGAACCTAGAGTTATTTGAGTTATGTGATATGGGGCTATAGGGCAAGTTGCCATTACCTCAGAGAAGCCGGGAGCCTTTCTTATAGAGCCTTCATCTGTTTTGACGTTGTTACCGTCACTCCAAACATTAGGCGGAAGCTCCCAAGGGCTTGTCTCTTTGGCAATACCAATCTGACCAACTCTATCAACAGCAATCATGGCCATTAAGGTTTCTCAGGCCATACTACATCTTCAGAGTTCTCTACGCTTTCAGGTAGATCACGCAATGCTTGACGGTAAGTAGTCATATCTTCTGACATGGTTACATCAGACAGAGCGTAGAAGTCTGTTGCGGCCAGAAGTTCGTTTCTCTCTTTACGAGCGCGGTTCCAGTTTGCTACAACTACTGCTTCATTCATTTCATCCGCAGTGGGAAAGGTTGCTACTTCGTCATCCCACTCGCAGACTAATTTTAGACTAGGCGTTCCGTAAGCGCCATACTGCATAATCTCCACCACTGCATCTGAATTAATAAGCTGCAAGGCAAATCCAAAGTCATCAGGCAATACTTCGTCAGGCTTATCGTTAAAAGAATTCATTAGTAAGTTCTTGTAAATTTGGCATCAAATCCAGTTTCATTACTGGCATTGCCTCCTGCGGAGTAAGGACCAACACTGTACATATTATGAAAATAAAACTCAATATCTGTACTTGCCGCAAGGCTAGCTTTTATAGATGCCATGTTCTTTCCGTAAGCATAACCCCCAGCGTCAGAACCTTGACTTCCGGAATAAATCAGAGACCCTCCAAAACGAATCTCCGGAACAAGGCCTACTGCAGTAGCAGACCCTAGACTTAACCTCCAATTTATATCCCAAATACCAGCAAATGGTGACACTAATTTATTATTAGTGTTGTCCCAGATGCCCCCTATGTCGCTAACACTTGTAAAACCAATTATTTTGGTGCTGGCAGATGCAGCTACAGATTGGTCTGCTGTTAAAACCCTAGAAGAAAACATTGTCTCTTTGTGGTCAAGCACAACCCACGCTGAGTTGCTAACAATCAAACGTACAAAGTCACCCGTTTGATAACCTGTCCAAACCTCAGTCGTGCCAGCGTCTTGAACCATTAACTTATAAGTGGAAGTAGCATCCGCATCAGCAACTACCGTGATGATGCAAGTAGACATCCCTACCGCACCAACTGCTGGTAATGTGATCGTTCTGTTAGAAGATGCCGCATTAGCTGCTACGACCACTTCAGATTTACCAGCAACCTCATAACCAGCGGTTGTACCGATAGTTACGTCTGTGGTCGACCTCTGTACGTTGGTTGATCCTGCCGTAACAGATACACCCTCTACAGTGAGCGTCTTACCTGCTAATACAGTAATACCAGAACCACCGCTGGTAAGTGTGTCTAATGAAAGTGTTGCTGCCATAATGTTGTCCTCAGATCATTGTAAGTTCACCACTGATTGTCCAAGTGAACGTATCAGAGATGGTAATTGGACCAGCAACGAATGCGGCCTTGGTTGATGCTACTGTAGTTGTTACATCCGCAGAAATAGTATTGTAGTTATAATAGTAGTCACCCTCAGTTGTGATGGCACCTACTGTTACAGCACTCCATGCATAGTCACCTCTCAAGAACGTCGTTGCATCTGGCGTTCCAGTGGCCTGTACAGCGCCAGCAGTACCTACAGGAGTTTGTAGACCTAACTGAACCACTTCAATGTTATTGGTTCCTACAGGAGTAGCACCTGTAAAGGTTAGGTTTGTTCCGCTCGTGTTGTACGCGCTTGTGTCTTGCCGTACACCCTCTATGAATACAAGGACTGATGCCTTGTTAGGCGGAGAGTAATCTAATGCTACAGTCTGAGCAGTTCCATCACCGCTGAAGAACTTACTCGGATACTGAGCGAACTGTAATGGTTTTCCTAAGTATGCCATATTAACTCCATCCTAAAGATACAGCTTGAATTCTTGTTGTCTTAGATACGCTTTGATTCAGCGTCTTGATGCGGTACACCATGTTATACGGAGCAGTAATCGTGCTTGATATGGTTACATCATGGGCAGTTGCTATGTTGTGTGAACCAGTGCTGCCCTCTGAACCAAGGGTCATTGCTGTCCATGTCGAACCACCATCAGCGGATATTTCCGCAGTTACATCCGTGCCTAGCGTCGTAGTTCCCGCACCGTTCGTGTAAGTAAGAACAATATCACCTTTTGTTGGGGCGGATTGTGCAGCTGTTGTAGTTGATTGAAGTGTTAAATTAGCTCCCTCAGTATAAATATTAGTTATCCTTTTTAGAATCACAATTCCAGAACCGCCAGCACCTGCTGGGCGACTTGTTCCGCCAGTACTACCACCTCCTCCGCCGCCTCCAGTATTAGCAGTTCCAGCGACACCCGAACCTCCACCACCACCATTACCACCAACAGCAACGCCAGTGTCATACGCTTCCCCTGCGCCACCTCCTGCATAATAAACAGCACTACCTGTTATGCTAGAAGCTAATCCAACGCCTCCATCGCCTGCCATCGCAGCAGTAGCCGCTGCTTGGTATCCATCTTCACCAACAGCACCAGCCCCGCCACCTCCGCCAGCAGCCGCGTTGGATCCATCATTTATTGCTGCCCCTCCAGAATTGCCTTGAGATGGTGAAGTAACGGGTATATTACCTCCCATACCAGCCCCACCATTGTACACACCACCACCACCAGAACCGCCAGTGGCACCACTGTTTGAAACACCTTGTGAACCTCCACCTCCTCCACCTGCCGATGATATAGTAGAGAATGAAGAAGCATCACCGCTTGGACCTATGCTGTTGCTACCAGCAGCGCCACCATCACCTACAACAACAGCAAAAGTTCCCGCTATTACAGAAAAGTTTGTAGCCGTTCTATATCCACCAGCACCACCTCCGCCGCCAGAATTATTGTTTGCGTGGCCACCTCCAGCACCGCCAGCTACTACCAAATATTCAACAGGTTGAGCCGAGGAATTAATATAATTTCCGTCA